ACCGATGGTGAGCCATGTGCTGGAATATGTTTTGATACATGTGGTATTGGAAATGCCGAGTCTTCGGGCAACTTCCTACGAAGTATCTGATACTCCACTTTAATCTTTTGTAAAGGAATATTAAATAATTCTGAATAGTATTTTTTATAAAGGAGTATTTGAGAATTTTTCATCTTATCAGCTTTTTGATACTGATTCCATCCCATAGTGGATGTCTTAAGGTCAATTATAATAATTTCATTAGATGCCAAATCTCTAATAACAATATCAATAAATCCAATAAAGTGTACGCCCTCTTTAATAGTTGCGTTCAATGGAATCTCAATACCTACTAATTCAAATCCACTCTTTGAGTAGAATTTGTGCATGTGCTTATCTAACCAAGCTAATATACGTCTACCATCACCATAAAATTCTTCTAATTGTATTTGAGTACAAGGAGTTCCTTCACTCATTTTATCAGCTTCACTTTTATAAGCCTTTCTCATAGTTTCCAATAAGAGCTTATCTTTGTTGATTTCATCTGCTTGCTTTTTAGAAACACCATACATAACCGAAAGGTAATGTTGGATTGTTTCATGCATAGCAGTTCCAAATATTGTATGGATGTTAGATGAACTCTCACCTAACTTATCTATGTAATTTAACTTATATTGATGCGGGCAACTACTCCACATAGAGTATTGCGAAAATGATACTTTAGCCATTGTTTTTATTTATATAAAGATACGAAAAATGTATGAAACTACCAAATTAAACTTTGAGTTTCAGAGCGGATATTACTTTTGTTTCAGTACCATAAGCCTCAGCTATCTCCTTAATATGCAACTTACCAGTTGTAGTTTGATATAAAATATGAGCATAATCCTCAGCTTCCGTTTCGGATACCTCATAATAACGAGCTACTAACTTAATAAGCCACCCTTCATACTTTTCAGATGAAGCAGGTTTCATATACTTTAAGAATGCTCTTGTTTTTGGAATTAAACCTATCAAACATAAGTACATCGCTTTAGGCGGTGCCTCCTGAATGTAAGGTTGTATATCTGCAATTAGTTCTATCCACTCAGGTTTCATAGAAAGAAAACGGAGTATCATATAGTTACTCCAAGTCTTTTTATCACTCTCATCAAGCGTGTCCCAATATTTTGGGTCTTTCTTATCCGTAATTGCGTTTAGATGGTCGAATAATGTTTTAGCCATATTATGCTTCTTCTTCTACTTTTAAACCCGGAGGTAATAATTCATTAAGTACTTCACCACAATCACCACATAAGAATAACTCTACGGGTAATACTTCATCTTTTGGTTTACCAGTTAATAACTTTGAAATCTTACGAAATCCAAACCCTTGTACAAAAATCTCACCACCACACTTGCATGCAATAGGTTCGGTTTTTTCTAAAGGTATTTTTACTTCTTCTTGCTCACCTATTGGTTGTCCACTTGCTCCTAAAATGTTTGCCATATTATAATATATTTAAAATTTGAATTAATGTAGCTGCTGCGATAATTTCTTTATCAATTGCAGTTGCTGATTTATTTACTCCATCACCTAACAGTAGAATTACATTAGATGTATTTTCTCCACCATATTCCTCTACCTTATTATAAAGAGTTGTATATAAATCCGTAAAATCAGTTACTTTAGAATCTATAATAGTTTGTCTTAACTTCATATACTTATTTCTCTTATCATCCTTTGAAGAAAGTATTTCAATAATCTTTGCTTTGTAATCATTATCTAAAAGATTTTGTACGTCCACCATCAACTTTCCTTTATTGGAGTTTAGTTGGCAAGTATTTAATATCTTACGAATATCAGGATAAGCCGCATCTATAATTGGAACTAAATCCTTAACATCAAATTGTATTTCCTCATTCTTTAATATTTTACTAACTTGTACAGCTACATCTTTTTTAGTTGGAGGAATAATTTGAAATGTTTGACAACGAGATTGTACTGGTTCTATAATTTTCTCAACATAATTACAAGTCAAAATGAATCTACAATGTCCACTAAATGTTTCCATTAAATTACGAAGGATAGCTTGACCAGGTCCAGTTAAGTAATCAGCCTCATCTAATATCATAATCTTATATGGCTTGAATCCCATAGAAGATGCGAAATTTTTAATCTTATCTCTTAATGTATCAACACCATTTTCATCTGAAGCATTTATAATCATATAATCACAATCAATTGATTTAACAATTAATTTTGCTAAGGTTGTCTTACCAGTACCAGCTTTTCCATAAAGGAGTAAATGGGGTACATCGCCTGTTTCTATATATCCTGCAACTTTTGTTTTTAAATGCTCATTACCTACATAATCATCCAATTTATTTGGGCGATATTTCTCAACCCAAAGCGAATGATTTTTTTGTTCTTCTTTAAATTCAAACATATTTTATTTTTTTATTTTCCTGTACTTCCAAAGCCACCTTCACCTCTTTCAGTATCCGATAACTCATTTACTTCATCAAACTCAATTGGAGGATATGGAATAATCATAATTTGTGCAACTCTATCACCTACTTTGTAAAAATCATTTGGTTGTATTTCTTTAACTTTCATCTCATCATACATTGCTTCACCACCAAATAACTTATTGAATGTAGCTTGTAGTTCACCTCTATATCCACTATCAATTACACCTACTGAATTACTTAATTGTAAACCAGTCTTTCTAATTGATGAACGAGGGAATACCAATCCTACAAATCCGTTAGGTATTTCTAATGCAATCCCTAATCCATATGTTATTTGAGTTGGAGTATCTGATATAATTGATGTTGCTATCACATCCATTCCAGCATCACCGTCTTTAGCGTAGGTTGGAATTTGTGCTAATGGATTAATCTTCTTTATTCGTACTTTCATTTTCTAAATTGTTTTCTAAATTTTCTTCATTTTGTATAGAATTATTTCTCAAATCTATACCAGCTTGCGTTAATTCTCTAGCAAACAATTTAAATAACTTATCTTTATGTTTAAAGGTTATATAAGAATTATTATTGTTTGTTAATGTAAATGTAACGCTTGGTGGTTCTTCTGATATATCGTTTTCATTTGTCCAAGCAAACACCTGTGCATCATCTTCATCAAATTGATAACACCACTCACAATTTTTATATTCTATTTGAGTAATTGTTAAAAGTTTATCTTTTAATTCAGATTCAGATAATTCAGTTTCTTCTGAAATTATTGGTTGTTGAATTTCTTCAACCTTTGGTTCTTTTGTTTTTTTACTTTTTGCCATAATTTTATTTTTTATCTTCCTACTTCTGATAGGTATTTTACTTTCATTTCTTCCCAACTAATTCCAATAGCATCTATGTAGAATAAGTGTTCAGGTTTAATCCTGCCTTCATCATGCAATTTTGTATATCTACTGATTGCATGTTTCTTCCACCATTTATTAATGTATTCAGTACCTTGCTTAAACTTATCCTTAAGGATTAATTTATCTTCGGTGATTTCGTTTCTAAGATACTCACATCCGTTTTCATACATCATAGCCATATAAACACCTCTCTTAAATCCGTGATGATATTGAGTTGCCTTAATACCACACTCTTTAAAGATTTGTCCTAATATCTTTTGCTTAATACCACTAACAGGTCCGTTAGCTTCATATCCCATACTAGCACCATTACGAGCCCGTTCTCTAGTAATGTTTTCCATATACCAATCGGGCTTATTTTCTTTAATCCATTGATGCCAAGGGTCATAGAATTTATCATCCGGCTTTAAACTAATCTTACCAGCTGATTCACCCAATGTTTTAAATAAAGGGATGCCATTATATTGAGAATGAATTCCGTAAAGTGATGTTGTACCTACTGCAATCAAAACGTTTTTGTATTTTGAATTCCAATACTCTCTAACCTCCGGCGTAGTTGTCATCATAGCGATTAACTTACCACCTAAGAAGTTATAACCTAATGGCTGGGTACATACAATAGTAGAGGCAATAGTAGTGTTGTTTAACTTACCATCAACAAATTTATTATCCTTAGTCCAACCAATAAAGTTATCTCTAACTCCCATAGCGGTTACATCAGATGCTAATGAAATTTGTCCTAATAGTTTTCCACTCACTCTATCCTTTACATTAATCTTTACATTACGGCCAGGGTTTGCTGTAAAATCCATTGTGTGAATCATACGTCTTACCGCTGCCCATTTAGTAGATTCCTTCGGGTCATCAACAATCTCAACGTAAGGGTCTAACAATTCAATTTCTTTTATCGTTAGCTCCTTATTGTTGATATCAGTTGGTTTCCATTGTAAATCATAATAAGATGCAATTTGGGATTTAGCTTCTAACATAGTCGGTTCTTGCAACTCCACCCACTTTTTGTATAGTGTTTGTTCTTGCACAGACATTGTCATAAGATAATCCATATTCTCTATCAACTTCGTCTTTTCAGATTCAAAGTCAAAGATAGGTTTTTGTGGTTCGGTTTCCCAAAAGCTCATATTAATTATTTAATTTCTACTAAGTAATAGTTTGAAGTGTAATCTCCATCAGTAAATGATACATGCGATAATCCCTTAGATGAGATTTTCAATGAAGATGTTTTAGAACCTTTGTTAGCCATTAAGATAGCTTTCAAATACTTTGCAGAAAATGCAATTGGTTCAATATCAACTTTAGCAGTTGCATCAACACCAATAGAAATTCTATTTGAGTTAATTGATGAGTAACCTAAGATAATCTCAGCTTTACCACCCTTAACAGTGAATGTGAAAGTATCAGCGTCAGCTAATGCTCCTTTTGATTTGATGAATTTATTTACAAACTCATCATCTAAAGCAACTTCCGTATCAAACGCAGGTAATGCTTTTAAATCAGGTACTGCTGGAATCACCGATGGTGCTGCTAACATATATTGTACCTTTGTTTTCTTATCTGAGAATTTTAATGCACCAGTCACTTCTTCTACAGTGATAGCATCATCTAATACACTCAATAAGCTTTTTAGTTGTGATGTAGTGTAAATACCAAACTCACCATTTGGAAATTCACCACCCACTACTGTAACATCACCTAATAAGGTTTTGTCATCTGAAATCATTCTTACCGATAAGTTCTTGTCATCGGATTTTACCATAACGGATTCAATCTCACCACCTAAGTTGTAACGATTTACGAAACCATCAAATTTGCCTTTGTTCATAATTGAAATTTTAAATTTATTGTTTTAATTTGTTATACAAATATACGAAAAATACCTGAAACTACCAAATCTTTTAAAAAGAAAAGAATTGTTCCGCTGTTTTTTGAGAGGAAAGTACTGCTCCCCAGCCTAATGCACCATAGAAATCCTCTAATTTCTTCAAGAGTTCCCTTTCAAAGATTTTATCATAATCAATATAGGTTCTCACTAAATCCATTATTTCATCCGGGTCATCATGTCCTTTGAATCCAACCGCATCCAATCCATATGGATTTTGTTTCAAATATACCCACTTAATCTTATCACCATCTCTCATTGGAGCGTGCTTGGATGGGCATTTGAAGTGAACCAATAATTGATTGTGTGCAATTGCTGCTTTAACGTGTGCAGGAGTTCCACTATTGAATTGGAACATTGCTCTATTATCTTTTTTCTTTGGAATGTATTTTGATATTTCTTTTACTGCTGAATTCTTAGCGATAGAAGTTACATCCATATTCACCAAGTCCTTTTTGAAATCATATATCTTATCGGTTAATACCATTTCAGTTTCACCTTTAAGAATATCAATTAAAACACCACTCATAAAATTACGGAATTGTGCGGGGTATGATGAACGAACTACGTCCAATCCTTTTACATCTAATCTATCGGTTGGAATACCATTCTCCGCAATAATCCATTGAGCGTATCTTTTCTTTGCAATCCAAATACCACTTCTACTTACAAATTCTTTTTTGATTTGGAATCTATGTTTATCAGCTGGTACATTGAATACTCTTTCAGCAAGAATGTTGTAAAAGTTATTTAGGTAATCTTGCGTTTCACCTGCAATACCATCAACTAATAAAGCAACTTCACTATCAGGCATTTCTTTCCAATTCTTATGTCTATGGTCTAATAGAGGAACTGCTGAAAAGAATACCGAATCCGTATCAATATAAATGTTATAATCATTTCCTACCGTACCTAACTCTTTATTATATTTAATGTTAGCCATTTCCGCAGTTGATTTAATTACCGTCTGACCTGTTAGTGTTACCGCCTCAGCGTTATCCACATCATAGAAACGGAACGCTGGTAATCCCAATACTCCATATAAAGAGTTCAATAAGATTTTTTGTACTAATTGTCTTTTCTTATAGAATGCGTATTTTTCTTTATCGCCTTCCTCACCATATTTTTTCTCTAACTTACGGAACTCAACCCTTTGGTCAAACCATAAATCTAAAATAGCTGGAATACATCCTACTTTATCAGTAGTATATAATACACCATTGGATGATACCGTATACTTACTTTCATCTAATAGCTTTCTTAAGTTTTCTTTTGTAATTGTTTTTTCACCAATAAAGAAAGTATCAATCTCACCTTTCATAAATTTTTGTGCATCCCAATTACTAATTTTTGCTACCTTTGTTTCTGGTGAAATATTTGTAGTCATAATGATTGATGGATATAGTGAAGTTAAATCCAAGTCATATATCCAATCATACTTACCGACAATAGGTGCTTTAACATATGCTCCAATAAACTTCTCTTGCTCATTATCTCATAGGGCTTGCATCATCTCTTGTCTATCCGCAGGTTTGTTAGGAGCTACGATATCTTTTCTCTTAAGGTAACATAACATCGCACCTTCTAAGAACTTTGATGAGTAAACGAAATCCTCATATGGTACGTGTCCAGCGTGACAGATACCTCTACATAAATCTACGAATTGTAATTTACGTTCCATATCAACAACCAATTGTACGTCCACTAAGTTATACTCAATAAACTTCTCAATATCGGTTTTAAATAAATCATCCAAATTACCAGCGTACTCAACTTTACCCCTACCCAATTCTTTCATAGCTACCGTATCTAAACGATAGTTATCCATCTCAATATAAGTGTATGATTTATATAATCCAATGTAATCTAAATAAGATACACCAGCCATAAAGAATCTCTTACGATATGGTGACCAGAAACATTCTCCGATTGGGGATAATCTATTAGCGTGCTTAGCACCTAATATACGTTTCATACGATTATACAAATATGGAGTATCAAAATAATCAATGTTCCAACCCGTTACAATTGTTGGATTAATATATTCGTAAAGTTCTAAATACTTCATACACATATCCCTCTCATCTCTAAAAGGAATAACACTACGATTGCCATTTTTACTTTCCTTCATTTTACCATCTTTGTCCATAATAAGAACCCAGTAATGGTCAGTAGCAGAATCATGTAAACCTATTGCTGTAAGTTCGTTCTCTGCTTTTTCAACATCAGGTAATCCCGTATCCATTTCACACTCAATATCGTATGTAAGAATAACATGTCCTTCTGATGATATATCGGAATCAGTATAAGTATCAACTAATATACGTGTTGTTTCAGGTACATCAGATTCAAAAAGATTTGGGTCATCTTTTGTGAATTTAAAAATCTTACTTAACTTATCCCCATACAATGAAGTATATTGTCCCCTCTCCGCTTTTTCGTATGCGTACCTTGTATATGGGAATGAACGATATCCTAATTTATCATCCCACAAATGTACTAAATTTCTCTCTCTTTGATAATATACGTTTTGATACATTTATTTATTTTAATTAACTAATTTGTTATCCATTAAGTGTGGCATTTCAACCCACTCAAATTTAAATCCTCTTTCTTTAATCCAAAACTCAACTTCTTTGTTATGTAACGCTTGTACATTCGCATCCCATTCTTTTTTATCCTTTGGAGTTGGATGATGAATTACTACAACTAATTTTGTTTTCTTATTATTCAATTGATGTGCAATTCTAAAATTAGTCATAATTCTATCCATACGAATATGAGATGATGATGTATATTCCGAATGAGTATCGGATGATTTATAACCCTCACATGCCGCAACCAATGTAGGTCTATGTTTAGAACCATTACCATACTCTATAAATATTTGATTACTCAATTGAAATTGCTTTTTCTCAATAGCATCTATAGCGTTTGGAATAATTGTTTTTTTAATTTGAGAATTTGTAAATCCAACTGCTCTTAAGTATTCAAGGTTTTCAGGCGATTCCACAGGAAGTCCCGTAGTATCATACACACCAACTATATATTTAACTGCATCGGATGGTGATGAACTAACCTTACGAATTTCAGGTTCAGGGTTTAATAATCCTCCAATTGCTCTTAGTTCGGTATTTGATAAATCCTTATGTACAGAGTATGGTATTCTAGCAACTTTAACAGTATGAGCTGATTTAGACCTATACACACCTTCAATAGTATTGTTACCGTCTCCAATTAAATCACGACGTTTCCCTTTAATTGTATTTGGTTCTAATCTTTCTTCGTATATTAAGATGGGATTACACATATCAGTATTACCCATTCTATCTTCAATCTTATCAGTAATTGATTTAACCAATTCAGGCAAATATTGAACATCTCTAACTTGCAATCTATCTAATTTATAGATTTTTACTTTATCTTCTTTAATATAATCACCACTACTATCTTTAGAATCAAAATCACCTTTTTGAATTCTATCAACAAACTGCTTAACTAAATCCATTCTTAATGTTTGCTTTATAGCACCACCATTACTTTTATTATACCAATCAATACTTGATTTGGCATCAGCGGTAGTTAATATTGCCGCTTCCTTAAATGACATTTGAGAATGGTCTCCGTATTCTAATACCTCATATTTGAATTTAGATTTACCATTTGTATATGCTTCTTTAAACTCTGGGTTCTTTGATGAGTTGTAATAGAAATCTTCTACCAATCCTTTGTGGATTCCAAGATACTTCTTACCATTATCCAAATTTGTAAATAAATACAAATAAGATTCATAGTGGTCAGGTGGAGTTGGAATATCAACTTCCACTATTGAGGTTTTGTTAATTAATTGTTGTTTGTAATCTTCTAAAATAGCGCTCATAATTTATGTGTTTTAGGGTTTTAAATATTGTAATTGTTTACTATGTAAAGATACGAAAAATACCCGAAACTGCCAAACAATTATCGGGTATTTTTATAACTCATTGATTATCAATTAGTTACCAATCCACTCATATCCACCTTTGGTGAATTTTATCTCCGGCATTTCCCTTAAAGCGTTCCTATAACCAGACCACTTAACTCTAACACCCCATCCCATATACTCAAGTATATCAAATTTATTGGTAACTTTTTTATCTCTAATAAAATCTTTAATCTTTAATAGTGATTCAGTCTCCTGCATTGTCTTTAATTCAAATACACTATCCCATCCACCAAACCATTTAGCTATTCTTTCATTCCAAACCATATTCTTAGCTATTTCAGTTGTATCGTATTCAATTGGATTATCTAACATCTCATTGAATCGTTTAATGAAATCTGCTCTACCATCATAAAGGTAAGGATATGGAGTTGATGCTACACTAACCATTTCAGGATAACATAAATCATTTGGAAGTAAATAAGGACACCCAACAGAGAAACCATCAGTAGTTGAAATACTCCAAGCTGAATATGTTTGGAAAGTACCTACACCAAATTTCATTTTAGAAAGGAAGTTCATATATTCATCTCTACCTGTCAACTTAACTCTCTCATTCCAAGGTCTATCTATTTGTGCTAACGTTGTATATACTTTGAAATCTTGTCTTGTCTCCCAAATCTCATCAACACATTTAACAAACCATTCCCATCCCGTATATCCAGCGTCACGATGATTGAATACTACAGTCTTATCAGTATAATCGGATACGTTACGTGGATTAACTCTATCTACACCTAAATAATGCGGTTGAATAATCTTTTCTAATTTATCCAATACATCCTGATTATAGTGTTTAGCTGCATGTTTTATTGTTAATCTTTTTAACCACTCACTATTTACACCACACTCATCCATTTGTAATAATCCAGCTACACTACTATCTAACATATTTTTAGCGTATGGTGCATTTTCAGGAACTTCAAACCAATGTGAGTAACCTACAATCTTTGGCATAATGTTTGTGTTATTAAATACACAATTTGCTATTTGATTTGTATGTTCAGGTAAGTGAGTATAGATAATATCCCAATCGTTACGTTTCCAATCAATGTACTTCATAAATTGAATTGAATCAAAGTGAGTACGCATCTGATTGATGTATGTTGGTAATGTATAAATTCTTTGTTCTACATTTGGAAAGTTTAATGATTTCACAAATTCAGGAATAAGAATTGTAAAATGTATTTTTCTTCTTTCACTCAAAAAAGGAATAACTCTACGCAGTACTTCTACTAAAGAATCTGCTTCTAAGTTATCTCTAAATGTGTAATTACCATAAATCAATACTTTGTAATCGTATTGTTCCGTTTCGTACTTGTCTACTAAAAAATCAGTTATATCCATATTGTTGTTTTATTATTACCAAAAGTTTTCACTTCCTTCTGGTGTTTCGTATGTTGTTAAGTGATGAACTACATCGGTATTGTAACTAGCCGTATCTTTTGGATAAGGTCTAATCTCATGCTTCAATCGTTTCATCAAATCCTTTTTTTCTTTTTTATCTTGCGCAAGTAATTGAACATATCTATGCTTTGGTGGTTCTTCCCTTCTCCAAAACTCTTTGTACCCTTGCTTACCAATTTCCATTTGTAAGTGTGCTAAGTTACCACTACCCCACATTGAAAACACAGTCCTACTATGAATCCATTGATACGGGTCTTTATGTAATGATATACCCCAATTTGGCATCAATGCAATATCCGTAGATAATCCCTGATAAATCCAATTCGTAGCCTGATAAATTCCTCCTAAATGAGCTTGTCCGTTATCGGCATATGATAGTAATACTTTAATTGCTTTATCATGTTCTTTTAACCATTTGAAAGATTGTCCTAGTGCAAACGATTCAATATTAGAACCATAACCATCATCACAATATAAACGTGTCAATTCTAAAATGTTATCTTTGGTTAAACCTTCACAAATAGAAGTGGATGCTTTTGCTCCAACAGGAAAACCATAGATTAAACAACCTATAAGTGTATCACCATCAAAGGTATTGGCATCTTCTGATTTGTAATATATTCCAATTGCATATCTACAAGCTGTCCAAGCGTGAGTATAGTGTTTCTTTACAATTATATCTTTGGCGATACTCTT